AATCCATCAGGTTGAACCAGTAAACAATAGTCGGTATCAATGTGTCTGGTAAGGTTATAGATGCAATAGTAATTGTATTCGTGTATTGAAGTAATTTCATAGCATTCAGAGAATTCAATTCCCTGTGGTAAGTTATCGGGTTTCTTATGTGTGATGAGTTTAACAGCACCATAATTAATACCCCTCATACTATATTGCAAAGCCGTGATCGCACCATCTGTATTGTCAGATGAAATGCAAAATAACGTTACATTATCAAGATTAAGCATAGTATTTTTTTGCTAAATTAATACAAGTTTCACTTTCATACAATCCACCAAACTTATCCATCCACAACCATGCAGGATCATTTACAATCCCATCTTTAGGTCTCCACCACCCATCAGATCGATTCCAATCAAACCAATACTTAGGTGCTATCACGTTTTCTAATTTTGTATTCAACCACACAGGCCAGAAAGCGAATGTTGATGATGATATTATAGCATACTTTGCGTTGTTTAGTATACTATAGTCCATATACACAGGCCCTCCAGTATATTCATACCAACTAATAAACTTTTGATCGGGATCTTTTTCTTCTGCAGTTGCCGATCCTACTATAGGTGTATTAGGTATCATTCTTCCTGCAGTCTTCGGATCATCTGTGACAATGACAAACTCAACGTCTGGATTGTTTTGTCTCATATGATGCATCGCCTGATGATAATACTCTGGAGGTAACATTGAATGCCCTGTTGTATAATCACCACCTCTTAGTTGAATGACGCATATATTTTCATCAGAATAATCAGTAATATTAAATTTACTATCATACGTCAACCAATCTCTTATCTTATCTCGATGCTCTTCAATATATGACATCTTTTGAAATGTGCCATTGATATATGTGTTAGGTTCTAATTCTTTAAATCTAGGATCTGGATCACCAATTTCTCCGGGTGCTGATGCATGATGTATAGATTCTTCTTTATAATACAAGTATCCAGAATTGATATGATAATCAGAGTCTTCTTCAAAGTTAGGGACAACTTTACCCCAATCAACATTTAAAAACTTACCTCTCCAGCCAGGGTGACTGACACCAAAATCATAACCATGATTTTCTGCAAATACACGACAACAAACGTATCTCCATATTTGATTTCCCAATCCTGCATGCTCATGAATGCTTGTTGCTAACATACTAACTCCTATGATACTTGTTGCTATACTTTTTACGCAGTATAGTCAATCCATTGTTCCATGGCAATGTTGACCATTCCCAAAACTGTGGATTTAATTCTGCTACTGCGCGATATGGCCCACCACTTGCCCATTGACCCTCATGATGTGCTAGATCTGAGTGGTAAAAAGGTTCAGTATTACCATACATCAAATCATGTAAAAGGATAATGCTGCTGGGGCCAACCAATTCATCTAACAATTCTAATTGTCTTTTGACATGTTCATATGAATGCCAATCATCTACATACGCAACATCAATCTTTTTATCTCTAGGCCACTCCTCTAAGAACTTGATACTATCTTGTTTAGTAAAGGTGTAATTACCATTGTTAGGTTTAAATTTTGTAGGATCATTTATATCAACAGACCACAAATGACCACCAGTGAGTTTTGCTGCCTCATATAATGGTTTTGTTGTATGTCCTTCTCTGACACCAAGTTCAATAAAAACTTTACCTCTTGAGGCAAGTGCCATTGCAAAAATCGACACTAAGTGTCGATCAGAATCCATTGTCCCATTAAGTGCTTTTTCAATGAATGTATTCATCTATTCACATACCTATCAACAATATTATCAAAGAATTTTGGTAGAGTCAAATTTGACAAATCCATTGTTTGTGCTCGCTTAAATAAATCATTATTTGCAAGCAATAACTCTTCAGTGACATCGCTATATTTATCCACAAATAGAACAGGATAATTTTCAAATAATGTTTCTAGATATGGATGTCTAATCATTACAGGAACTCTTCTCATATAGATAACTTCCCAATTACGATGACAGTCAATCGCATTACCTTTAGGACATATCATAAACTTTGAATTAGCAAGATTGTATAAGAATACAGAGTAAGGTGCTCTTTTTTCATTAACCTGTGCCCATGACTTATCACGAAATAAATCTTTTATACCAACTCTCTCTGGATTAGAATTTTCATTATGACTTACATATAGTAAACCTGATGGATTTTCAGGAACACATTCCATATAAGCTTCAAGATCGCCAATACGATTATCTTGCGAGATCATCCTTCTTTGAACACCGTATGGTGCAGGAATAACTCTATTACCATGCGATATTGCATTGACAGCAGATATGCATAATACATTTGAAGGTATCATGGTGTGTATGTGTTCATCTATCGGAGTATCTTCAAGATTAGTGAAGATAATAAATTTCATGTTTGAAAAATTACCACATAGTTTCAATAGATTATTACGATCCATCAACTCATTTACATATGGTTTATCCTCTGGTTTTACCTCTTTAATATCTCTCTTGTATAAACGAATGTTATCAATGAAGAGAGTCATATAATTTCTCTCTTTTTGTATTTCAAAAACTTTACTTACAAATTCAGTATTAATAAGATTGGCATCCTTCATAAAAGATGTATAGATGCCACTCCATTGTCCTGATTGATCTCCAAATGAATAATCACATAATTCAGAGAGAGCAACTCCTTCGATTACTTCCATGGTTTAATTAAATTAGAATACTTGTCTTGATTGTTTACAATGTATTCTGGGTATGTATCATCAATCGCAACTGCTTTATACATTTGTCCTCTACCTAGTGGATCTAATCCTTTCTCAACCTTTTCCTCTGCATTTGCAAGAACATTTGCACTATTATTTTCTGTATGTTCATATGATGCCAACTTAAGTTTAAAGTTTTCTGCATCACCAAGGAAACTAAAGTGCCATGCAGTATCTTCGATACGATATGCGTTCTTATGATCTTGTCTGAGTTGATCTACTGTTGTGTCTTTTAGTTTGAACCAATTACATATTCTTGGCCCCATCCAGTCATCTTGATATTTAAAATTAAGTTTGAAATAAAATGCAGGGCCTGTTGCAACATAATGATTGTAACCATCAAACCAATCTAAATTTTCTAGAACTCGTGGATCAAGAATCTCATCAGCATCACTTGTGATGATTATATCTTCTGGTTTTGGATTACCTTTCTCAATACCAAATGCACTATTATTACGATTGAATAATGCTCTTTGATATCTAACTGGAAGATCAATCATTGGTGTGCCATAAGGATCATTCTCTTTATATGCACAATGAAACTTAGTCTTCTCTAATAGATGATTGTAATCATTCGGTATCTCTTCTGTGACATGATGTATAATTTTATCATTGAACTTAGCAAACCTATCTTTATTCTCTGCATAGTAAAGGGGTTTTTCATTTCCACTCACAGTGAATGGAGATTCAGTTATGACAAAATGATCCACAACATCACCTAAAATGTTGAGACGCATCTCTAACAATTCTAGTTCATTGAAGAAAATAATAGAATCAAATACTTTTCTTTTCATTATATTTCAGTGAGGGTATACATGGGCATTACGGTGAAATTTGTATTACTTAAAACACATTCTATAGATTCTTTAGTGAATCCACTATCGTCTTTAAACTTCTCTATTATAGCACGATCTACGACTTTTGGATCAACCCACCAATCTTCATACGGATTTCCTTGATTTGCTACATTTTTAACAACAAGTTCATATCCATAATCACTTAGAATTGCACCAGATTTCTTTTGCCATATTTCATCATAATATCCATCTATACCTGCTCGGTAAACTTCAGTTTCATATGTGATAACAGAAAATCTATAATCATCTAATGGCAAATTTTCTAGAGCAGCAAGTGTCGCCTCTGATGGATCAATATCTAATTGTAGATAATCAATTTGCTTTGGATAGTTTCTTTCTTCAAAAAGTTTTTTGTAATCAAATGTAGTTGCATCAGTGCATATACATTTATTTTTTCTAATAGTGTTAAAGTATTCAACCTTTTCACTATCCAATTCAAATGAAACTCCAGTCCAATCATAATTTTTTTCCAATAAGTATGAGTTGTTTATTATTCTAGGCATATCTGCACCTATCTCAACATAATACCCATTCTTTTTACCATCCAACATACTCAATACAAAGATGTCTTGCATTGATTGTGACCAGTTTGCCTCTACATTTTCAGAATCTTTAAACTGATGCCTCAGTCTGTAATGATCTTTTTTATCATATCGAAGCCAATAATTAGGTGCTCTATTCTCTTCCATATTAATTTTTCCAGTAGTCATATATCCCCTCCGTTACTTCATATTCCATATCTTTTACTTTACGATTTGGTTGTTTCATTGCCCAGACAAACATACTTTCAATTAATTCTTCTAGGTTAGTATTGTCTTTAAACTTAAGCAAATTTTTTGCCTTGTCATGATTACAATACGCATGTTTTGCTTCATGTCTAGGAGGGCCATGTTCTATCGGAACATCATATCCATATTTTTTACCAATATCCTGAACTGTTTTTGCAACCTGATTGAGTGTAAAGAATTTATCAGCACCAATATTAAATGTTTCTCCATCAAATTCTTTTAATAATATATCAAAAGGATTCATATAGTATTTAATATCAGAAAACGCACGGGTTTGTTCCCCATCACCATAAACAAGTATGGGTTGACCGTTTAGAGTCTTGCGAATAAAAATACCAATTACATTACGATATCTATCCCAAATATTTTGATAAGTTCCTAAAACATTATGTGGTCTGACAATATTATATCTTAATCCAAACTGCTTCTCTGCCATCTTTAGATCACATTCTACGGCATACTTTGCCATACCGTATGGATCTATGGGTTGTGGTTGTTTATCCTCTGTAAACGGTGGTTCCTGTGCACCATATACTGCCATCGATGATGTAAATATCATCTTAGTTTTATATGTAATACATGGATTGATAAGATTTGCAGAACAAATAAGATTGTTACGATAATTATAATTACGAATAAATGGTGATAATCCTTCAGCAGCATACGCAGCAAAATGAAGCAATACTTGAGGTTTATGTTCCTCAAACAATGCTTCAACCTTTTTTCTTCTCTCTAAATTTAATTTAACAAATTCAAAGTTCTCACCCTTCGTGATAAACGCTTTATGCCCACCGGATAGGTCATCAATACCAATCACATGATGTCCATTTTTAATCAAGTGGCGAGTGTAATTAGCACCAAGTAATCCGGCACATCCGGTTACAAAAATCTTCATCGATAATCTAGAATAAATTTACGTTGATCCTCTGTATTTTTCCAACTACATGGAAAAACAGGAAGATAGTTATCCAATTCCATCACATGAACTTCAACATCTGTTTTCATCAGCATACTATAATTCAAATGCTCTGTCAATAACAAGTCAGTTGTATATAGGTTCTTTATTTGAGTGGAGCACAGAGCTGCTGCCATTGCGAAAGTTCCCACACCAGACAGTGCTACATTCTTTGCACTCATCAATGTTGCAAAGTCATCTGCTACTGTAGAAGATTGAACTTTTACCTTATCAATCTTCATAAGTTCATGAACTATAGGATTGTTTCTATCTGGTTCTGTAATAAGAATACATTTCTCAAATGAATCAATAAGATTTAGATAAAAGATAAGTGGGTTTGGAATATAATTTGTTGGTGGATCAAAGACACGATGATAATTATCACCACTACGAAGATGCATTACAATTGTATCATCACCAATAGAATCTTTCTTTGGTAAGACTAAATTAGGTGCGATACGTTTACATACACGACGCATATTACGATATACATGCTCGACACCAACACCGATTTCATTACCACCCTCATAACATCCATGCTCACAATGAACTAATGCCTCCCAAGCATAGAATCTACCTGATTGTTTTATATTATCAGATCCAAAATTCACTGTAAATTTAGATATTATATCGTGATCAAGTGTCTGAGTGAAATCAGTTTTATTTTTCTCAGCAGCCATAATACAATTAGCAACTTGCTGTATATTATTTCCTAAACGACCCGACCAATGGGAAACAGAAAAACTCATGGTGTAATAATTAATTCATTTTGAATATTAGGAATATCTTGTTTCCAATTTATAAACTTAGGATTGTTCTTGTTAAAATGTAAATCATTTAATTCGTTACGAAGAACAAATACTTCTTCCCAATCAATTCCATCCTTAAATCTCTTTATTGCATCTAAATTTTTAATTTTTATGAAAGTCATTCCATAATCACCCGGATGATGGGAAAGAAAAATGTCATGATCATCATATTCAGTTAGTTCCATAACATTTTTAGGGAGATTAAAAAATTCAGTAATCGCTTCATCTACTCTTCTATACTCCTTTCCTGCTATCATATCTCCCTTTGTAGTATGATCCCAGTGAGAATCATGAAAAATGAAATATCCATTTTCATTAATATGATTTGACCAAAAATAAAGTTCTGCAAGAACAATCTCTCTTGTATGTAACGTGTCTACAAAAATTATATCAAAAGGATCTACACACCAATTTTTTCCTAATGTTACACTATCTGCTTGACATCTAACATAGTCGTCATTTAAAAATTTTTCTCCTCCGTTCACAGATAATCCTGAAAAATTTAAATCGCATCCATAAACGTGATTATTATTTTCAGAAGCATTGACAGATAAAGCGATAGACGATGCACCGTCACGAACACCAAGATCTAAAAATCTTTTATTCTTTACATCCTTCACCAGATCAATTAACAATAAAGAATTAGTTCCTAAATCACAAAATCTAGTATCACTAAGAAAGTTAATAACTCCTTCAGAAGCAATTTTTTCTTTAATATACCAAGACCACCATTTTAAATCAGACATAATTTTTTTTCATCTCCTCAAAGACTTTTGAAACACCCTCTTTAACAGAGGTTTTAGATTTCCAAAATTTTTGTATGTAAGGATCTGATACGTTTCGAGCATCTTTCTGCACTTCATCTACAGATTCTGATCGTCTAATCACAACTTCTTTTCCAATGTTGGAAAATAATTTTTGTATACTCTGTGCAATTTCCAGTATAGTTGTGCAATTACCAGTAGTAATATGAAGTTCGTCGTCAGAAGTAAGTCTATCATAATTTGCCATGACAGCTTCCAACGCTTCGCAACAGTCTTCTGCATAAAGAAACTCCCTTGCTTCAGTTCCATCTGTCATCATATCTATGACACCAGTTTCAAATCCTTTACGAATGAAATCTGTGATGACATGTGCCTTTTCCATATCCTTTTCAATGCCATAAACATTCCAAAATTTGACAATTAATCCACCAAGAGACTTGGTATAAAGTTCGCCAACTCTTTTTAACACACCATAAGGTGAGTATGACATGTTACTCATTTGTGATGATGCAAATACAAAAGGTTTATTATATTTTTGCAATAACCCAAATGTGTTTGCCATCAGTCTAGTGTTGTTATCTATGAACTGAAATGTGTGTTGATATTTTTTAAGATAATGTGATCCACCAACATCAAATGCTAAAAAGAAAACAAAATCTGACAACATTATTTTACGATGCAATTCTGGATTAGGAATCACAGTCATATCTTCATGTTGACCGTTTGTAATATCAAACTCTAAGACTTCATAATTTTTCTTGCGAAAATATTCTGCAAGATATGCTCCTATCTGTCCACCGGAGCCTAATATGCTAACTCTCATAATTAACCTGCAATCATTGCCTCGTTTAAAATTGAATCTGCTTCCTGTTCCTGATAAAGTTCTTTAGATATTTGCCAACTTATCCAACCATAGGTTTTCTTGATGCCTTCCTCTAAAGTTTGCTCATAATCCCACCCAAGTTTCTCACGAATAAGATCATTGTTAGAATTACGACCACGCACTCCTAGAGGGCCATCAATATGATTTTTCTTAATTGTTTTATTTGCAACTTTAGCAGCAGTCTCTACCAATTGATTAATAGTAACCATCTCCTCAGACCCTATGTTTACAGGCCCTAGAAAATCGGAATCCATAAGCCTACGGGTTGCTTCAATACATTCGTCGATGTAGAGGAAGGATCTTGTTTGTTCTCCGTCTCCCCATACTTCAATCTCATCTCCGCTGGTAGCGTAGGCAACCTTTCTGCAGATGGCAGCGGGAGCCTTTTCTCTTCCTCCTTTCCATGTTCCTTCTGGCCCGAAGATGTTATGGTAACGAGCAATCCTAACAGGGATACCATGATTACGATTATAAGAGAGATATAACCTCTCAGAAAAGAGTTTTTCCCATCCGTATTCGGAATCAGGGTTAGCAGGGTAAGCGGATTCTTCACGACAGTCTGGGTTATTAGGGTCTAGTTGATTGTGTTCTGGATACATACATGCAGACCCAGAATAAAATATCTTTGTTTTCCAGAGTAACTTAGATCTATTTGCTTCTGTCCAATCTTTCTTTTCACCATCGAATGTTTCATTCAACTTTCTTTGTTCTTCTAAAACATTTAAATTAATTGATACTGAGTTGTGCATGATATCTGCATCATTCTCTCCTGTGAATACAAACCCTGCACCACCCATGTCAGCAGCAAATTGATATATCTCATCAAATGGTTCAATGTGTTGATAAGGAACTGAATTATAAAAATTACCTTGATAACCTTTAAATTCAAGGACACGTTTTACAAAATGAACATCACGTAAATCACCTTGAATAAATTCATGTGCTTCACTGTCTGAAAATTCAGGATATTTTAAATCAACTCCACGCACCCAGTATCCCTCGGATTTAAGTCGCTTAACCATGTGACTTCCAATAAAGCCACCAGCACCGAGAACAAGTGCAGTTTTTTTAAATTTACTCATGCGATTATCGTATTATAATTATTATAAGAAATTAAGAATTAAATGTCAATCTTAGAATCTTCCGGGGAAGGCATCGTGAAGTGTTTCAATCATACTTACAAGTGTATCATGATCGCCACTGACATCACTATCATGTGTATGTGATTTCAATTCAGCGACTGCTTCTTCCAATGCTTTGAGTCTTGCCTCTACTTCTACATCATATTTTGACATAGAAGCACCTGTTGCAGACTTTGCTGCTTTTCCTTTTGCTGCCATGGTTTTATTAATTTTCTTTATTTAGTATTGGTATAGCAGGGGACATCTTCTGGATCTAACCATTTAGTATATTCAAAATCCTCCATTGCTGTATCTATTTGCATAAAATTATCGCAAAGATACATGTCCCTCCATCTTTGAGTTGATTCATTAAACTTTTGGATACGATAATCTTTAAAACCGTTTGGAAGTAAGTCATCCATTTCAATGTATCGGTATGGGAAACGTTCTAGAATTACATTCATGAGAGATCCTCTAGTATAACTTCCATCATTATATCATAATCCTCATAGTGATTGCCAGTAAATTCTATATTTTCTTTATTATTGTAATATCTTTTAACTTTTTTAAAAAGTTTTGGATGAGATACATCAAGAAAAAATTCTTTATTGACAGCACCAAGTAGGGTGTGAATATCCCTTTTAAATTTGTTTTTAAGCGTCATTGCTTTATACATTTACAGTTTATTTTAAATTTAATCTGCGATAATGTCAAGCATCGGATCCCCGACCAGTTGTATATAATTCTATTATAGCCTCATCTTCTTTACTTACCTTCTTTTTCCTCTCAATTGCTCGGTAATCTTCATGTAATCTTTCTAAAGCAACCTTTTTATCAGGCATTGTAGTATGGCGACGTATATTATATATTATCTACGAATTATTATGACATCATCATCGTCATCATCTTCAACATTAAATACTAAAAGTTCTTCACCTGATTTAACGTCTGTCATTTCTGGGTGAATATTTTGTCTTTTGATTGGTTTGTTTAGAGAATCAATAGTGGTAGTCATCATCTTCCACATGAAAGCAAATGTTGCACCAAATACACCTACAAAAAATATAAGGAAGATAAAAACAGTAAAATCATTCATTGTCGTTGAAATAACTTTTGAATAGGAACTTGTTTTATTTTATCAATTATATCAGTCTCTATCTTATCTAAAATATTAACATCAATATGCATAAACGGTGGAATGATTCCTAACATTCTTAATAGACCATCAACAAATAATGCAAGAGTGGTGAATCCAAGAATCATACTGATAACAGTGGCATCGCGATTATGCTTTGCCATTGATATCTCATCAATCTCTCTTGCTTGATTCACTGCCTCTTTAACAGCTGCTTCAATGAGTAAATTAACTTCTTCTTTAGTGTAAGAATCGTTTTTTCTTTTGAGTTTAGTAACAGTAGTTACTGGAAACTCTCTGATTAGTGTATCGATCATGTTAAGACTTAACGTATTTCAAAGTCAAGTTTTCTGACTTTTCTTTTTCTTCTTTGTTCTTGCCAAGCAAGTTCTTCTGATGTTAATGCTTTCGCATCTGGTTTTTGTGTATTATTATTTAACATTATAACTTTCTTTAGATTTTTTGCCGTAAAAGAATCGCCAGTTACAACCAACATGTTAGGACATCCACATGACTCTGGTTTCTTACTACTGGTTATCTCTTTATTACAATCTTTGCATCTTACAATAATCATTTGACTCTACCATACTGATCCTCTAATCTAATAATATCATCTTCTTTACATTCACCTAATTGAACCTCAATAAAAACTAAACGTTCTTGATTAGCCTTTGCTCGGTGAACCTCTTTTTTGTTAATCATAATTCTATCACCAACAACACCTTGGAAATCCACACCATTAACATGTATAGTTCCACTACCTTCTACAATTGTCCAATGCTCCTCTCTAAGATTATGATACTGTAGAGAGAGTTGTTGTTGAGGTAAGATTATAATTCTTTTTACTTTGTATGTTGGTTCGTCCAACAATACCTCATATGATCCCCATGGTTTATCTACTTTCATATCAATTAAAAAAAATAAGACCCTCTGCCCCACTTATAAAGTTGCATCTTAGGTCTTAAAAGAAAGGGGGAGGTTGGATTCCTGTATACCAACAAAAGATGGGCATTACTACAGAGTAAATACATCTTTGCCTAAGACCTATCTGGTAAGATAGTTCTGCCATTCCTGACAGCGAGCACCACCTCTGTCTCATCACCTTAACCAGCAATATGCCAGTAAGTTTATTCAGTCACTCCCTATGTCGCGTCCGACAAACTTATTATGACATACTATCTGAGAGTTGTCAACCCTCTGATTCTCGGTAGTAATCGTCTAGTGGTTCTAGTGATAAAACTTCTATATCATCGTCACCGATCTCAAGTTCTATCCATTCTGCAAACTCTTTGTATATAGCATTTTTATCGGCGACTGGTTTTGCTTCATCTATACGAGCAATAGACCACTTACGTGTTGAATATACGGTCTCCTCAGTCGATGTTCCCTTCATAGTAATCTTTTCTAAAATATCTTGAGAGTATGTTGCTATTGTAGTATTTTGGGGTTCCATCGTCAAGCTGCTCCGTAAGAACCCTGTTCGTAAAGAGTTGTCTGGTTTCTTCGTAGTTTGTTTTGCCCTTTGTATAATGTAATGATAAGATAGTTCGACTAAAATTTTGTTTACCCAATCGTCCAATTTCTTCTTTAAGTTCCGGACAAGACCCATAATACTTCTTCCAATCAGATTCTGATTTTACTTTTCGTTTTTTACCTTTAGGAGTTCTGAACTGCCAAAAATATTTACGTCCGATATATTCCCTACCGTTCTTATTATTTGTAATGATGTAGACGTAACCGAAGAAATCGCCAATATCATTAGAAGAGAAATTTGAACCTTTATATAGCCAGGGATTTTCATAATCAATAGTCATACTCATGAAGCACTTCTAACGCATTATTTAGTATGCGTTGTGCAGCACCTCTTTGAGTATCATTCCACTCTGGATACCAAGAGTGTTCGTCAAGACCTCTTTTAATTTTAAGAAGTCTTGATTCCATGTCAATTTTTTTAAGTCTTCCGTTCATATAAGTTCTGTAAAAAGGATCAGGCCAAGGGCATGAGAGTGCATCCATGATTAGATAGATTATTACTATCTAGTCTACTTCCTACAGTTTAAACCCACTAAATGTGTCTTTCTTGACATCTTGTTTTATTCCGCCCACAACATAAGATTCAACCTCTGTTTCCTGTGGTGCAACCTGCAATCCTTTTGAAGATATCCAGTGCTCAGTCCAAGGTAATGGATTGTTTCTTGCAGGAATATCATACTGTGGTTTAAGATGAATTGATCTTAATCTACGATTACATACCCACTCAACATACTGATGAAGTAGTTTGTCATTTAAACCAATCATACTACCATCTTTGAACAAATACTTTGCCCATGCTTTCTCTTCATTAACACACTTGTCAAACATTGATATAGTCCACTCTTCTTCCTCTTTCATAATCTGTTGCATCTCTGGATCATCACCCTTTCTCCAATTATTTAAAATGTTTTGGGTTATTGCCAGATGCTGATTCTCATCTCTTGCAATAAGAGATATGATTTTCGCAGATCCTTCCATGAGTTTAAGCTCACCAAAAGCAAAACTACAAGCGAAAGATACATAAAAGCGGATACCTTCCAAAATATTGACATTAGCGACTGCCCTATAAAGTTTTCTTTTTAATTCTTTTCTTGTATAATCTCTCAGATAAGAACCTTTGTTCTCTGATTTCCATTGATTTCCAGTATCATACTCATGTGCCTCGTTGATAAAGTCATCATAAGAACCTGTAACACTTGCAGCACGTTCTAGTATTCTTGGATCATTAATGATTGTATCAAATACTTCGGATGGATCAGAATAGACATTCTTAATTACATAAGTGTAAGAACGTGAGTGTATCATTTCCATAAATGACCAACATTCCATACATGCTTCAAGTTCTGGTAATGAACAGTATGGCAAAAATGCCATTCCGGGTGCACGACCTTGAACTGAGTCAAGCATAATCTGATACTTTAAGTTAGAAGTATAGATATGTTTCTGTTCTGGACGTAATGTTTGGTAATCACCACGGTCTTTTTGTAGAGACACCTCTTCTGGTCTCCAAAAATATCCAAGTTGTTGTTTAGTTAAATTTTCAAACTGTGGATATTTGAAGTTATCATATCTTTGAACACCTAATGGTTGTCCAAAAAACATGGGTTGTTTCTTAGTGTCAACATCTTTTGTGTTGAACACAGTCATACCCTTAACTTCTGCCATTGGTTTTGATTCTGTTGATGAAATTTTAAATTGCACAGGATTCGCACTCCTCTTCGTTTGCGTCGTCTATTTCGTTAATCAAGTCTAGTATATCAGGTTTATCTGATTCTACATCATCAGTTTTCATATCATTAGTATTTTGATAATAGGATGTCTTCCAACCATATTTGTATGTTGTTAATAAATCTTGTGCCATCACACTAACCGGAACTTCAGAGTCGTCAAAATGCTCTGGATTGTATGACCAATTTCCAGAGATTGCTTGATCGAAAAACTTTTGCATTACTGCAACTATGTTAATATATCCGGTATTATCAGGCATATCCCAAAGAAGAGTGTAATTGTTTTTTAGACTTCCATAAGATGGAACAACCTGCTTAAGAGGCCCCTTCTTTGATTTTTTAATGGACAAGTATGCTCTAGGAGGTTCAATTCCATTTGTTGCGTTTGACACAACGGAACTACTCTCCGAAGGCATTTGTGCGGACAATGTTGAGTGCCTGAGACCGTGCTCCAAGATAGATGACCTAAGAGATTCCCAATCATGCTGACACTCTAAATTACTAATTTCATCTACATCCTTCTTATATGTATCAATTGGAAGTATTCCATCTGAATATTTTGTTCTTCCGAAGTTTTCACAATGGCCTTTTTCAATTGCTAACTGATTAGATGATTTTAAAAGGTAATATTGAAAAGATTCTGATAAACTATGAACAGCATCCCATGCCTCTTGAGAGTCATATTTGAACCCAAGTTTTGCCAAATAATGTGCTAGACCTATAAATCCTACACCAAGTGATCTTCTTGCCTTTGTAGCGATCTCTGCTGCCTTTACAGGGTAATCTTGATAATCAATCAACTCCTCTAGTGCACGGACAGATAAATCACATAAATCTTCTAATTCTTTATCAGATTGAACCTTACCAACATTAATTGCAGATAGGATACAAAGTGCAATCTCACCCAAATGATCATCGATATGTTGTAGTGGATATGTGGGTAAAGTAATCTCCTGACAAAGATTACTCATAGTCACTCTATCTTTGAAAGAACTATGACTATTGCAATGATCAATATTCATAATATAGATACGACCAGTCTCTGCTCTCTCTTTTAAAAGATCAAGAATTAATTTCTGTGCACCTACAGTGGTTTTTGGTATATCACTCTTCTCATAGTTTTCATAAAGTTCATCAAAAGAATCAGTTCCAAAAGCATCATAAAGTCCGGGTGCATCATGAGGAGAGAATAAAGTTATCTCTCCATCATCAATAAATCTTTGATAAAATAAAGCACTTAATTGAATACTATAATCTAACTTTCTTACTCGGTTGTCTTCCGTGCCTTTGTTGTTTTTGAGAACAATGATGTCTTGAATTTCTTGATGCCAGATTGGAAAGTGGACAGTAGCTGAGCCGCCTCTGATCCCGTTTTGAGTGCAGCATCTGACAGTTGATTCAAATTTTTTAAGGAAGGGGATGACACCTGTGTGTTGAACCTCTCCGCCTCTGATTTTACTGTTGATACCACGGACTCTCCCTGCGTTAATACCGATACCAGCCCTTTGTGCGACATACTTGCCAATAGCCATATCACTGCTAAAGATACTATCGAGGGTGTCATCAATATCAACCAAAACGCAAGATGCAAATTGACGAAGAGGTGTTCTGACACCTCCCATAATTGGTGTTGGGATGTTGATTTTGTGTTTACTGATTGCGTCATAGTATCTTTTTACGTAGTTAAGTCTGGTTTCTTTTGGATATTCTGCAAATATTGTCAGGGCAATCATGATATACATGAATTGTGGTGTTTCAAAAACACCTCCACCACTCCTGTCCTGCACAAGATATTTATCGACCACTTGCCGAAGTCCTGCATATGTGAATAGAAAATCGCGGCTATGGTCAAGGAAACCATTAGCCTTGTCAATCTCCTCCTTAGAATATTTGTTAAAAATGTCTTTATCATATACATCAATATTTGTGCAACTGTAAATGTGATTTTCTAAATGAGGTAAATCACGAACACCACCATACAAATTTTTTCTTACAGAGAACAATAATAGTCTAGCAGCAACAAATTGGTAGTTAGGATTATCAGTAGATATTAAATCACTAGCAGATTTAATCAGTATTTCCTGAATTTCAGCAGTGGTAATACCATCATAGAACTGTATGCCAGATTGTATCTCAACTTGACTCGCAGAGACCCCTCCAAGACCTTTACATGCCTCTTCGACCATGACATGCATCTTTTCTAGATCGAGTAGTTCAATTGAACCATCTCTTTTAACAACTTTAGTTCCGTTGCTCATATTCTTTTCCAAGTATTAAATTTAAGTTTTGCTTCTAAACCAAAATATGTATTAGATTCTAACACGCTCATTACATCTTGTCCACTCATCACCATATCATTTATGTCTTTTTCAACAATATTACTAGGCCAAATTACCACTTTATCTCCTCTATCGATGGTTTTGGAGATTCGATTGACGATTTCTCTGTTACGTGGTTCATTATCAAAAACCCAAATATAATCGCTCCAACCAAACGACCGAACATCAAGATCGGAACCGCACATAGCAACCGAGTTCTCCACGAAGGAGGAATCGAAAGGGCCTTCAATGATATAAATTGATTTTTCTTTGTTAACTTTGTCGAGTCCATAAATTTTGGGAGCATCCTCCTCTAACATGATAGTAATATATTTAACAGAATTAGGGCCTAGAGACCTTCCTTGTATTCCTATAAGATTGTTTTCATATATTAAAGGAATTACTATTCGTGGTTCATCATAAGTTACATCATCAAATTTAGAGACTAAAGTATTTACCCACTTCTTAAATGTATCTGTATAATAAAATTCAGATGGGTTTAACTTTCTTTTTTCTAGATATTTTTTTGCAATTGGATTATCAATTGCCTTTGGTAAATTTAGTTTGGGTTTAAAAACTGGTGCTTTAAATTCAAACTTTGGTTCTTCAACAACAAAGTTACGACCAGTATGACCGTCCTTAAATTTTTCAAAAGCATATTGTTTATGAACAACAGGGTCTATCTTCTTCAAAAAATTACTCAAAGACATTGAAGCACCACAATTATGACATTTGAAATTTACATTTGCCTTAATTGCATAGAGATATCCTCTCGTTTTACTTTTAGTTCTTTTTGAGTCACCACAAATCGGGCATCTGAAATTATACAGATCAGATTTAACTCTTTTGAATTTTTGTAGTCTTGATGATACTAATCCAATATACTTAGAATCAACTTGATCCATCCACAATAGCAACTACTGGTGCTATTATAGCACTATTTGCAGAAGAAAACAATGGTCTAATTAATTTGATAGCTTGGGGATTACTTAGTAATACCACTGCTCCCAATGCTCCAACAGTAGTCCAAAGTCTCCGTTCCAATAATGATAGTCTTTGACGCAGGACGACATGATCGCTGTCCATTTTATCACGGAGTTCGTCAATTTTAGCAAAGAGTATTCCGTCGATTTCGTCTTGTTTCGATAATTTTTCTTCATGGACGGCAAGCATCCTACTAACATTAGTATTTACCTCTGCAATTTTTTCAATAGCAGAATCTAACTTCTCTACAAAATGTTCGAGAACTTCTTGTTTTTGTTCTAGAATAGCGACTCTTACTTCTTCATCCATTGCTTTCGTGCCCCCCTAGTATAGATATATCTTTTCTTCTTTCTAATAGGGGGATCATCACCCGCTTGACTTGTTCCTGCTATATTTCCACTACCAACATTATTCGTTGGAGCACCACCAATCGCTTGCTCACGAATTAATTCAATTACCTTTTCTAGCGGAGTTTTTTTCATTGTAATCCCTATAAAGTTCTTTCAAACATACCACGTCAACTTTGACATCATGCATGCTTGTCTTAGGATACTCAGGTAATCTGTTTAAAAAGATTACAAAACTCTTCATCGTATCCCACAGATCTTCGTCTATTTTGTAAAATAACATCGGAGTTGTCGCTTCACCGAAAATATTATAGAGAACTATAAAATGATTAAGTAGTAAATGAGATTTAAGGACACCAGTGTTTTTGTATCTCTTCAATAATCTTTTGATATATTTGAAGTGATTTAAATCCTTATCAAAGTCGTCCTTTGTAACGGCTTGTGGATTTTCATAATTTTTAATCGCAAACAAGAGGAAGTTGCCCTCATTCAATTCAGTAAATCTCATATCATACTTTTAATAATTTATGCAGCTGGTGGATTTGGTGGATATGCTGGATAGATCGGAGTATCAGCAGTTGTAATACCTGACATTGCAACTAATACTTCTTTCTTAACTCTTAAGTTACCCGCTGAATCAACGTATGTTTGAACACCAACCCATCCGGAATGGTCAAGAATAAATTTATCACCGGCAGTAGAGTCACCTGTTGCTGTTAGACCAGCACCTGCAGTTCCATATATGAATCTATCGTAACCACCTTGGAATCTATTAACAGTTACACCTGCTCCAGAAGCAATAGCTGATCCTGTTGTTGATCCAAATGATATGAATGCTGCAGTCTCATCACCAACAATAGTTAATCCTAAACCAGCATTAACAGCGATGTCAGCACCCTTAGTTAATGTAACTATGGTATCACTAAAGACTGTGATCGCCATACCAGCAGTAATTGTTCCTCCAGAGGCACCAGCAACTAATGAAATAGTATTAACACCTACATTCACTGTTCCGATTGCAACAGCAGATGCAATATTAGGAGTTAAAATTGTGTCTCCCGCCAAGAGATTATGTCCAGCAAGATTACTAATTGTTATGTAATTAGTTGTTGCACCCTGTCCAACTAACGCTTTTACTGTAGTAGATCCAAAACCAACGATTGATCCACTCTGGTCTTGAATAAATTGACCATGTTTTATACCCGGTGGAGGAGCGAATCTAAAGACTGTTTCTCCTGCTCCAACAGCAGATAATGTGGTCACAACAGCATCATTTACTTTTGATATGACAAGATTACCAGTATTTGTATCTATGCTATCTCCGACTATTAATCCTAGTCCTCTCTCACTACTTTGTTGTGCCTTACTTACAGAGAAAACACTAACACCAACACCCGCTGCATCAGAAGTGGCAACTGCTGCTCCTAAAATTACTTCTCCAATTTTATTCAAACTTGATGCGGAATCATTTCTTGTGCTGAATGATTGATCGCCTTCTGATGAGGTAGGACACTCACGAACTTTGAAAAATGTAACTCCAGATATTGCTGCACCGCTTAAACCGGCTGTTGATCCAATAGAAATGGAAGTCGTGCTTGCGATACCAACAATGGTAGCACTACCGAAATAAGTGGCACCCGGTGCTCTTGATCCGATTTCTATTACATCACCTGTTTTTGCTGCACCGACACGACCAAACGTGGTTGCTGCTCCAACAATTTCTTTTGTTGCATAATTCAAGGTTAACGTGGCCTGCGCTGCATGTGCTGCAGGGGCAGTTCCAATACCAGCATCCTTGTTTCCCCAAAGTGCCATGTTTTTCTCTCTTTAGATTTTCTTGCTAATTAATATTTATAGATATGTGATCTTCAAAATTAACGGGTCTGAATTGCCTTCTCGACTTCCGCTAAAAGTTTATCATCCATGTCAGTTTTTGTTAACTTAACTGCTTTTTTAAGGATGACTATACAAACTTCAATGAGTTTATCCCCTAATTCCTCATTTTCAGGGATTTTATTCACCGCATCAGATACAATTTTTGATGCGAATGGTAGTAAAAATGAAAGCATAATAATTTCCTAAACGTATATTATATAGGTCAGCAGTTCCAGCGTCTTCGTGCTTGCCTTAATCTGCTATCTGGATCTTTCGCTGCTTTAGGAAACTTCTTCATTTGCCCTGCACTTCTAGCACAGTAACTTTTCCTTCTGTTTGCTGCCTTAGATCCTTTCTTTAATTTAGATGGTTTTGTTGTTACCGCAGTCTTTAGTTTTGAGCCTGGATTTCTACGACGATATGCTGCAACACCCTTTGCTGTCATACCAGCACCA